AGCGCGGGAGCCCACTGGGTGCAAACTTTTCTATAGTATTTATGACACAACTTTTTTCATACCATCCAGATGCAGATTTTTTAGCTATCCTTGTTGTTCTGCAATAACCATGTAGAAAAACATGGTACTTATCCATACTTTGCATAATACTACATCATTATAGATAAGTAAACAATAAACGTAAAAAGATATAAATACTCTTGACAATAATTTTTAAAGTATTATTATAGTAAGTGTAATAATAAACATGAAAAAATGAAAAGGAGAATATAAATGAGTGATAACGAACCAGAAGATGAATTATTAACTACAGCGGAAGTTGCTGCAAGGCTAAAAATTAAAGAGAGCACTGTAAGAAGGCTTGTAAAAGACCACAAAATCCCTAGAATAAAAGTTGGGGATAAGTTAAACAGATTCTTGAAATCTGATATTGAAAGTTATATTAAAAAAAGAAGATCTTAATATGGATGATGTAACAAATAATATCCGTTATTATAATTATCACATGGCCGCAGACTATTTACATCTTTCAGAGCAAACGCTTCGTAGGTATGTAAAAGATAATCGAATTACATTTGTAAAAATAGGATCAAGAACATTATTCGATAAGCTTGACCTTGACGATTTTATGGCAAATAGAAAGATTATATCAATTAATGTTTCCAAAGAAAGAAAAAGGATCTAAGAATGAATATTTTTGATAAAATGACTTTTGGTGAGTTTGAAGGAGAGCAATATTCTATTGTTGCCAATAAAAAAAAGTATAGAAAAAGTGATATGTATGGTTTGTGCATTTCTTATGTAGAAGCGATAAGAGGAAAACTTACAAATAGCCAAAAGGAAAAGATTTTTGAACTAGATGTAAAAAAAATTTATATCCACAGACCTACAGCAAAAGAATTGGAAGATATTGGTAAGTTCGCGTGGGTTAAATGTAAAAAGAAAGATATAGCCCCTATTAAATGTTGGGAAATAGATTTTAGCAATTTAAACTTTTTGGTATAGCAATAAGGAGAAAATAAATGGAGTTAAAGATTAAGCTTAATAATGAGGAATATACAATTGAAGAAGCAAGAGAAATGTATAACGAATTAGATAAAATATTTGGTAATAATAATTGGACTGATACCTTTTGTACTGATGGATATGGCAAAATTTGTGAATTAAAAAATGGAGTTATTCATCACGTCAATGTTGGCAATAAAGAAGAAAATAAGGCATGTAGTTTACGGACTATATGAGTTAGACTAGCGGCTAAGGTCCAGGGCTAACACTCATAATATTTTAAGTCATATTAGGTATTATGCTAAATTCGAAGGTTTGTTGATTAAAAAGACCGTGTTATGACTAGGAGCAATCCGAAAGAAATCAACTACTGACGTGGCGGAATGGGTAAAGCTTAATGGCGTGAGTATTGGCAGCTATTAGATTTATTTTTTAGCACTAAGCCTACGGTGTTAAAGATGATATGCAAGGTTCAAATCCTTGCCGTTGGTATAGGGTTGTAATGTAGCTCAAAGATAGAGCAACCGTCTGATAAACGGTATCATATGTTGGTTAAATCCCAAACGTTACATGACTTATGTTATTCAAAGTAATAACTAGGAAGTTAGCCCAGTGGTAGAGCAGTGCCCGCGTGTAATGGTCAAAGGTTCGAGTCCTTTACTTCCTATTGTTGGGTAGTTTAGTGTGAGAACGGTGCTAAGAACACAAATGCCGGTTAAAATCCGGCCCCAACTTTTTTACTGTAAGCGTTGCTCGAGTTGGATAAAGAGGACAGGTATAATCCTGTTAGCGACTAGCCGCTTTCGTTGGTTCAAATCCAACACGCTTACGTTTTTTTAACGGGGAAGTAGTTTAATGGTAGAACGGTGGTTTTGCAAATCACAGACGAGGTTTCGATTACCTCTTTTTCCAATACAGTTAAGATTTGGTCGTCTTGACTGGAAAGTTTGTATCAGTCCCTTGATCTTTCGTTGAAAGTGATGGGGACAATTTTACAAGGAGCAAGAAGAATGGGCGAAATAAAAATAGTTATTTTGGGAAACCCTGTAGCACAAGGCAGACCAAGATTTTCTTCTAGGGGTGGTTATAACAGAGCTTATGATCCGCCTAAATCTAAGTCATGGAAAGAATATGCAAAAGTAGTCGCTAGTATTAAAATGAAAGGCAAACATCTATTAGAAGGGCCTATTTCTTTATCAATATGTGTTTATAGAGATATACCTACTTCGTGGTCAAATAAAAAGAAAACACTAGCTGCCTTTGGAGATATTAGACCAACCACTAGGCCAGACCTGGATAATTATGTTAAGGGGATCAAAGATGCTTTGACAGGAGTTGTATGGAAAGATGACAGCCAGGTTGTATCATACAACGAACCGTTTGGAAAATTTTATTCCAGCAAGCCTAGAATAGAAATATGTGTAAAAGAGATTAATCAGTGAATACTATAAAAGGCTTAGAATAACTTAAAAATCAACACTACAAGCTTTTGTGCAATAAATGGTATAGTTTTACCTATTGTGCAAAACATTTGTTAGACAATTAAATAAGGAGCAATACAATGAGTAAAAAAGCAGTTAGCAAGAAAGATAATAATGAGTTTATTTTTTATAACAGAGATTCTTTTAGGGACATAGTTTTTGAAGAATGGAAAAACAAATTTGTAAAACAAGTTAAAAAACTCATAAAAGAAAAATATGGATTAAAGAGCCCTAAACTTATAACAAGCAAAACGGAAACCCCCTGGATAGAATATAATTTATTTACGGGATATAAGCATAAGTTTTATTATGATAGTGATCCTGTTGTAAGTGCTACAAAATATTTTCAAAAGTATTTATAGGGTTAAAAAGCTATATTTACTAATTATAGAATAATTAATCTATAGCAGCCTTAAAAGAGGTTGCTTTTTTTATTCTTTTTACTTGACTATATGAATTTTATCAATATAATGTAAGTACAAGAGGGGAAAAAAATATGAATAAAAAATTATTAACCGAAAATGAAATTTGTAAAACAATTATTAAGCAAGGTAAATGCACTGGTGATTTTAAAGCTGGCAAGTGTATTGTTTGTGGGTGTCCATATTGTCCATTTGGAGCCGATAATAATTATGATTTAGATTGTATTAATTATACAGGTTTTAATAACAGCAAAGAAGTTGTTAAGCAGGCTAAAAAATTTCTGGCAAGACCAATAAACAAACCAAGAAATATCATGCTAACTATTAGAGTAAATGAAAAAGAGCTAGATAATATTAAAAAAAACGCTATGGCCGAAGGAATGACAGTAAGCAAGTTTATAAGAATGTTAACAATATAAGAGGAAATTAAAAAATGAACTTTGAAGAAAAAACGAGAAACTTTCAGGGGTTATGGATAAGTAAAATATTATGGTTTAATCAGGAATTATCAATACAAGAAAAAATGTTTTTAGTAGAAATAAATAGTTTGGATAATGAAAAATATTGTTATGCAAGCAATTCTTATTTCTCTGAATTTTTTCAACTTTCTTGTAATAGATGTTCTGAAATTATAAAAGGTTTAGAAAAAAAAGAGTTAATTAAAATAACATATATTAGAGAAAAAAAGGCAATAAAAAGTAGAACAATAGAAGTTCTTGAAAAGGGGAATAGGGTACTCGGAAAACCGAATAGGGTACTCGGAAAACAGGATAGAGGTATTCGGAATATCGAAGGGGGGTATTCGGAAAAGGGTGAAGATAGAAGTATAAGTCTTAGAAGTAATAATAATAGAAGTAATAATAAAGAAGAAGAGTCGCAAGCAAAAGAGCTTGCTAGTTTACTTCTTTCAGAATCAAGGAAAGAAGATCCTAAATTAAGAATTGGAAAAGACCAGGAAACAATTAATTCATGGTCTATTGACATAGAAAAACTTATCAGAATAGACAAGAGAAGTTTTAGTGAAGTTTCAGATGTAATAAAATGGTGTAAAGAAGATGGTAATTTTTGGAGTCCTAATATTTTAAGTGGAAAAAAGCTTCGTGAAAAATTTCCAACACTTTTTGCGCAAATGAACAAAAAAGATAGTACAGCTACAAAAAAGAATTGGACAACATATTCTGGTCTTGATCCATCAAAATACTAAAAAAAGACTTAATAGACTACTAGAAAAGTTACGGATAGGAGAAAATTATGATGGGACATAGAGAAAGATTAAAAGGACATGACGAGTGGGCTTTACTGCGTTGGAGAAGAGAGGACAACCTCGATACTCATAAGATCAAAAAAGGAATGGCACGTAGAAATAGACGACAAGCGAAACAAGAATTAAAGGAGAAAATAAAATGATCCAATTGATAAATGGTGATTGCTTAGAAGAAATGGACAAGTTAATTGCTCAAGGAATTAAGGTTGACTTAACAGTAACCAGTCCTCCATATGACAAATTAAGGACATGTAACAATTCTTTAGAATGGAACGAAACTATTTGGAAACAGGTAATTGAAAAATTGTATCAAATAACTTCAGACGGTGGCGTTGTAGTTTGGGTTGTTGGTGATTCAACAATAAAAGGTTCTGAAACAGGAACAAGCTTTAAACAAGCTTTATATTTTAAAGAAGTTGGATTTAATTTACATGATACCATGATATATAAAAAAAATAACTATATGCCATTAAATCATAATCGTTATGATTCTGAATTTGAATATATGTTTATTTTAAGTAAAGGGAAACCAAATACTTTTAATCCTTTAATGCAACCTTGTAAAACTGCGGGAGCTTCTTATAATTATGCGACAAGGTCAAGTGCGACAACAAAAGAACAAAGTTCGGCAATGCGTAAAAGAAATCAATTAATGTTTACAAAAGCTGAAAAATATAGAGGTAATATTTGGGGATATGATACAGGGAAAAACAAAGGAAGTAAAGATGATATATGGGAACACCCGGCAACCTTTCCTGAGAAACTGGCAAATGACCATATTTTATCATGGTATAATGAAAACGATTTAGTTTTTGACCCAATGATGGGAAGTGGAACAACAGGCAAAATGGCAATATTAAACAATAGAAATTTTATAGGTATTGAAAAAGTTGAAGAATATTATAAAATAGCACAAGAAAGAATTAAAGAAACACAAGATAATAAACAAAAGAGTTTGTTTTAATAAAGGCAAGTTCCAAAATGGAACTACCCACTTGTTCAGAAAAAGCGAGCAACTGATAGTGGTATGTAAGAATTTCTTATGAGGAGGATAAAAAATGAATATTATAAAATTTAATGGTGATTACGAAAAAATACACGGGCAAACAAGTGCTGTTTTATTCGGAATTAGGGTTATTGCAAAAAATGAAATGTCAAAAGAATTAATCGATTATGATACGTTAAAAAAAGATGGCAGTAAATATGATTTAAAAAATGGAGATTATTTTCAATTATTTTTTGTCGGCAATCTCAATATTCCTTTTTCAACTTTTAGAAAAATAAATTATGAGAATTCTAGTTATTGGGGGTGTTTCGGTAAAGAGTTTAAAATAGGAATTAAAGGAGAAAATTAAATGATAAAATTAATAAATGGTGATTGCTTAGAAGAGATGGACAAACTAATTGTTCAAGGTGTTAAAGTTGATTTGATAATAACTTCTCCACCATACAATCTTGGGAAAAAACATCATACAGGTAACAATGTTTTTAATGCTTATGATGGATACGAAGATAATATGCCAGAAAAAGAATATCAACAATGGCAATTAGAATTTTTAAATAAATGTTTTGATATTTTAAAAGACGATGGTAGCTTGTTTTATAATCATAAAAACAGGATTAAAGATGGTGTTTAAATAACCCCATATGAATGGATATTAAAATCAAAACTTATAATAAAACAGGAAATAATATGGCAAAATGGTAGCCAAAATTTTGATAAAATAAGATTTTATCCCATGACAGAAAGGGTTTATTGGTTAGCAAAAAATTCTAACACAAAAATGTATAACGCTATAAATCATCATGATATTTTTACAAGAAGTGAATGGAAACCAGTAAAAACAAAAGGAGAACATAAGAGAGCTTATCCTATTGAAATGTGTAAAGATATAATTAAATGTTTTGATAATGCAAAATTAATTTTAGATCCATTTTCTGGTAGTGGTACAACAGGTAAAGCGGCAGTAGAAATGGGCAGAGATTTTATAGGAATTGAATTGATTGAAAAATATTTTAATATTTCTAAAAAAAGCATTAAACAAGCACAAGATAATAAACAAAAGAGTTTGTTTTAATAAAGGCAAGTTCCAAAATGGAACTACCCACTTGTTCGGAAAAAGCGAACAACTGAAAAGGAAAAATAAAATGAAATATATAGCTAGTTTAAGTGGTGGAAAAGACAGCATTGCTATGATCCTGAAACTTATAAAAGAAAAAAAACAATTAGATGAAGTTATTTTTTTTGATACGTTATGGGAATTTAATTCTATTTATAAAAATATAGAAAAAATAAGAATTTTATGTAATAAAAATGACATTAAATTTACAATAATTAAACATGAAATTGATTCTTGGTATCAAATGTTTGCTAATCCAGTTAATACTAGAAACAGAGAAGCAAAGTTTGGTTTTGGTTGGTGCGGAGGTCTTTGTAGATGGAATACTGCTAATAAACGAGATTGCATTACTAGATATTTAAAAACAAATTATCCAGAGGGATATAAAGAATATGTTGGGATTGCTTTTGACGAACCCAGTAGAATAAAAGATAAATTATATCCGTTAGTTAAATGGCAAATGACTGAAAAAGACTGTTTACAATATTGTTATAATAATGATTATAATTGGCTTGAAGATGGAATAGAATTATATTCTATTTTAGACAGAGTTTCGTGCTGGTGTTGTAGAAATAAAAATTTAAGTGAACTTAGATTAATTTATATAAAACTTCCTAGATACTGGAATAAATTAAAAGGTTTACAATCGAGAATAAAAGAACCATTTAAAGAAAGTGGAAGTATTTTTGAATTAGAAGAAAGATTTATAAAAGAAAATGAACAAGGTAAATTATTTTAAACAGAAATTAAAGGAGAAATAAAATGAAAATGACTAAAATACCAGAATTAAAAAAACTTAGAATTTGTGCTAATTGTAGGCATTTTGATGATGTATGTTATTGTGATAGATTAAAATCTTACGAAATTTATACCGAGTGGAATTATACCTGTAACAATTTTAAGGGATATGGAACGTCTTACTCGAAAAGGCAGATGGCTAAAAAATTTCCAAACGTTGAAACTTGGAATGAACCTGTTTATAATTGTAACACAGGAAAGCTAAAAAATGAAAAAGGTTATATTTAAGTAATATTCATTATATAGGTTATATAAGGAGAAATAGCAATGAAAAACTATGATTTAATTTTTCCCATGAAAAAGAAATGGTATGATATGATTTTGTCTGGTAAAAAGAAAGAAGAATACCGAGAAGAAAAAAAGTATTGGGGAATAAGGATTCTTAATGCGATAAATGCCAGAAGCTATACCAATCAAAAAGATCTCATGGAAAATTTTAATATTTTTAAAGTGAAATTTATCAATGGGTATGGAAAGAGCAAGCCTTATTTTATAGCAAAATGTAGATTACAAATAAAGATTGGTGGAAATGAAAAATGGGGAGCAGAACCAGACGTTTGGTATTATACGTTTAAGATTTTAAAAATAATACCGCAGGAGATAAAATGAGTTTGGTATTAGAAAAAAAACTAGATAGAGCAAAAGGTAGTATGCAAGATTTATTTGAAACCGTAAATGCAGGCCAACAGGTATGTTTTGGATTAAAAGAACAACTAAAAGATTATTGTAAGCTTGTTTTAGTTGACAAAGATAGCAAAAAAGATAAATAATATATGAAAAGGATGGCCTATGAAAAAATTTAGTTTAAGAAAGTTCTTTGATAGAAAAGGAATTACATCTCTTGAGCAAGCCTTAACCTCTTATGCGATAGCTAAAACATGCGATTATCAACAATCAGAAAAAGAATACCGAAAGGTTTGTTTACAGTATGCTAGGCGAGGTAATTTTGTAAAAAGAGAAGAAGAGGAAAATGGGGAAATTAGCAGAACGATTAAAACAACCGGAGAAATGGAATCGGTTATTAGAAGCGGTCATCTAATTACAAATGTAAAAGAAATGGCAGCTTTCTGCAATATTGATCCTAATGATTTTTTACCACCAAAGATAGTAACTAACCGGTGGGGAAATATTAAAAATCCTTGTTGGCAGTTTAAAGTTTGGTGGGTTCCTAAGTATGCCGAAAATGAATTAAAACCAGATCAAGCGGCCAAAGAAATGCTTTCGCTTTTAAAGGATGTTAAAATTCCACCATTTCCAAAAGGCAAAGTTAATGAAAATGGCAAAACTGTAGTATTAGGATTAACCGATGTTCATATTGGTTTGTTAACATGGGGAGAAGAAATTGGGCTACCAGACTTGGGAAATTGGGATTTAAACATTGCAACAAGTGAACTTTTAAAAGTAATTGAATTTTATTGCAAGTATTACAGAGAAGAGGATATCAAAAAATTTATTGTACCAATTGGTTCTGATTTGTTTAACGTTAATTCTGAATTGGGAACTGTAAATGGAACACCACAGGATGAAGATTGTAGGCAAGAGAAAACCTTTAGAAGCATAGGTGAAACCATGATAGTTGCAATTGAACAATTGAGTAAAATTGCACCAATAGATTGCCTTTATATACCTGGAAACCATGACAAAAAAACAGCTTATGATTTAGCTTGTGGTCTAGCTTGGAAATATGGAAATAATAAAAGAATTAATTTTGATATTCTTGCTAGTGATAGAAAATACATAAAGATAGGTCAAACAGATTTAGGAATAGGGCATGGTAAGGTAAAAGGTAAAGAAATAAAACCTAGTGAGATTCCTGCATTAATGGCTAGAGAATCAAGAGAACTATGGAGCCAGTGCAAATATCATGAATTTTTATTAGGACACATTCATACTGCTAAGGGTTTTGTTGATGAAGATTTCGGTGGGGTTATGGTTAGAACGTTACCAGCATTTACTCAATATAGTTATTGGATCTATTCAAGTGGTTATGGTTCAATTAGGCAGATGTATGCTTTAGAATATGATGATGAAGCTGGAAATATTAAAACAGTAGTTTATAGACCATAATAAAAGGAAAACTTATGAAAAAGAAAATTTATATATCAGGGCCAATGACGGGGATTGCAGATTTTAACTATCCTGCATTTAATAAAAAAGCAAAGGCTCTGAAAAAGGTAGGATATAAAGTATGTAACCCTGCAAAAATAAAACATAAAGATAAAAACAATTGGACAATGTGCCTAAAAGAGAGTATTATTAAGATGTTGACTTGTGATACAGTTTTTTTGCTAGATGGTTGGGAAAAAAGTGATGGAGCAACCATCGAGAAAGAGTTGGCAGAAAAAGTAAACATGGAATTAGTTGGGGGAATAAAAAGATGAAAGAGTTAGTTGTCGTTACGGGCAAAAAGAGAAGTGGTAAAGACACTTTTGGAAATTACCTTGTAAATTGTTATGATTATAAAAAGGCGCAGCCATTCGCTTGTTTTAAGACTGCTATAAAGAATTGGTTTGGGTTTACTGAAGAACAAATGAATGGAAGTCTTAAAGAAGTGATTGATGAACGTTGGGGAGTTTCTCCACGTGCTTTGATGCAAATCTTTGGAACTGATCTTATGCGTGGGGATTTAAACTTTTATTTTCCAGAACTTGAGAAAAAAGTTGGAAAAGGTCTTTGGGCCAAAGTGTTTAAGACTTGGTATTTAAGGCAACCTGATGGAAAATATGTAGTTTGCGATTGGAGATTTCCTGAAGAAAGAGCAGAACTTCTTGATTTGCCGAATGTTACATTTGTTAAAATTGTAAACCCTAGAATAAAAAGCATTGATGAACATGTTTCCGAAACGTCAATAGATACCTTAACGTATGATTACCAGGTTTTAAACGATGGAACTTTAGATCAGTTTTATTTAAGAATTGAGTATTTGTGGCTTAAAATTTATAATAAGCACCTTGTATCACACTAAATACAGGCAATTTTACACGATACCGCACACTAAATACAGGCAATTTTACACGATACCGCACTTAAAATTATGATTATACCTTATGTGATATAAATTTAGACAAATCAGTAAAATTATACCTAGTAAGGTATAATAAAGATTTATACCGAACAGGGTATATATAGAAGGAAAAAATGAAAGAGTTAAAAAAGGAAATTAGTGCTATTAGACAGGTGTATGAAACTAATAATCAATTAAGAGCAATTGAGGAAATGAAACTTTATGGTCGAGAACTAACAGATGAAGAAAGAGAAGCAAAATATGCAGAAAAGGAAGCAAAAAAACTTAGGCTTGAACAAGAAAAAATTGCTCAAGCAAAAGCAATAAAAAACGAAGAAAAAAAAGCTGAACGAATTGAAGCATTTAAGCTTGAAACCCCAAAAAGATATAAAGGTGCTACTATTGATAACTTTATATGTTCTAATGAAAGCCAAAGAATTGTAAAAAAATATATAGTAAAAGCAAGATCTTTAATACTTTTTGGCGATAATGGTGATGGTAAAACCAGAATTGGTTTTTCTTCTTGTCTGTATCAAGTCGAAAGAGGTAAAACAGTAAAGCGTATAGTTGCTATTAGGTTCTTTGATGAAATTAGAATGTCTTTTGCAAAAGGTGGTCCCGAAGAAGTTGTAGACAAGTATGCAAAATATGATTATTTAATAATAGATGAACTTGACAAAACACAAGGATCAAGGACAGAATTTGTTTACCTTTCATTGTTAGTAGATCAAAGATATAACGATATGCTGCCAACGATTTTGATAGCAAATGCAAAGACTAAAGCTGATATTTATAATATTTTAGGTGGTTCAATATATGACAGAATTGCTGGAGAAGGAAGAATATTAGAAATGAAAAGAAAAGAAAGTTATAGATTAAAGGAGAGAATACAAGATGATGACATCTAAATTTAAGAAAGCAGCATTTACAAACAGGTTTATGAAAAACAGAAAGAAAAAAAACTGTTCTGAATGGAAATTTGTAGATATTAGCAAAAAAGAGAGATTGGGCAAAACAATTGAGCAACTAGATGAACTTCGTAAAAAGAAGTATGCAGACCAGGTTAAAAAAATGGAAGTTATGGCTAAAATAGCAGAAGAAAATAACATGACAAGATTATATAGAAACGCAGTAAAAGAAAAGAAAAAAAAGATGAACCAAAAAAAATAATCAGATTGGTAAGGGTATAACACATGTTGTACCCTTTAATATTTTATTCCTTTTGACATAAGTTTTGCCACATTCTTTTTTGCAGTTAGTTTTTTTCTTTGTACTTCATGAGAAGTTTTTTGTAACTGTTTTTCTAACAAGTCGTATTCATTAGCGCCCCATCTATGAATATCTAGTTTGTACCACATTGCAAGGGCATAAACAGTACAGTCTAAAACTTCATTTCTGTTTCTTGTCTTGTTCCAAGATCCTTTTTTGTTACTTTTGGAAGATGGGGTATATTCTTCTGAAACTAATTGGCGATAATATTCTTCGTCATAATCATCTGGAAAATACATTATTTTTGGTGTTTCAATGATTTTGCCATCCTGAATGAGTTCTTGTTTAACTAAATTTGAATATATTTCTGCTTTTAAAGTAGATACCCCTACATCATAATATTTATAAATAGATCCTCGATATTTATTTGTTGTTGCATCTCTGCTTCCACCAGCCTTATCTTCTTTTTCCATAGATAACCTTGAGGATAAATTATCAGAACCTCTAACCAAATAAAATCGTGGGCATTGAGAACGCATCCAAAGAGCATTGACTTGTGGTGTATTATGACCTCTATCCATAGCATTGGCCATTGTTTCAAGATATACTCCATCTTCTCTTAAAAATCTTTTTCTCAACACTTGTGTTTCATATTCATCCCATACTGGATTGTTAATTTCATCTGTAGTAGTTCCTGGAGTACAAAGCAATTGTAAATAATCAAGGGACCAAGAACGACCAAATCTACCCCATCCTTTTATTTCGACTTCAAGTCTATTTTGTTGAACATCTGTGCCGGTAGTTATTATTAAAACTTCTTTTGGTATTGTTCCTCTATGATATAGTTTTTCTTTAAGGAATTTACGATAAAGCATTTCCCAGTCTGGTGTAATATTTGATTCAATATATGGCAAAGCAAGTACATTGTTATAAAAAGCTTTCATTGCTTCATGCTTGCCTTCTTTTACAGAATTTTCTGCGGCAATAAATTCTCCAACAATGGTTGACCAACTTTTCCAGGGGGAATATAAACCAGGAAGCCAAAATCCTATTGAAGTAGGATCTGTTGGATTTTTATTAGTAGGCATCCATTTGCCTTGACCTATCATGTGCTTTTTATGGTTTTCATCAATACGTTGACCACATTTGGGACACTCGTACCATACTGAATCAACTCTTAGTCCTTCATATTTATATCTAAAATATTTCCATTCAAACTCAATTAATTCATGGCAATATGGGCATCTTACAAAGAAGTGTCTTTTATCTGTTTGCTCATATTGCTGTATGATCTTACTTCCTTTGTTTGTTGTAGTAGAAGATATTATTATTTTTTGTCTACCACTATAAGTGTTTGAACGTTCCGTTGCTAGAGAATCAGGGGATCCTTGTCCATCAACATCATCTGGCATTTCATCAAATTCGTCTATGATAACAATTTGACAGGCAGTAGATTTAAGGGAAGCCGCAGATTCTCCACTCGCAAGTTTAAGAAACCCACCCTCAAATTCTTTGAATATTGCAGTATCACCTCTTGAGTTAGATCTTGTACTTCCAATTCTTTCTCTTAAATCAGGATTGTTATCAATCATTGGATTAACTCTCGTTTTGATTAGAAGTTTTCCTTCCCTATCGTTTGAGAAAACAAATAAAATTGAAGTTGGAGAATTTACCGCATAGAAGTAAACAACATTTAATTCTAGTTGTGTTTTCATAAGTTGGGTTCCTGTATACATGACTATCTTTTTATATTTTGATGATGGACTACAAGCATCCATAGGTTCTTTTGCATAAGGAGTTCTGGCTAACCTATATGGTCCAGGTTCTGCTGCTGGAGGTGGAATAATTAAGTGTCCTTCACAAAAATTACTTATTGATACAAGTGGTTGGGGTTGTAGGGTTCTATTTACTTGCTCCCACAACCAATCGCGTGATTTAGAATGACGTGTTTTGTGCGGAGGAGTATTTTTGATCTTTTTAATATGCTTATTTTTTTGTCCTGTATTTTTTTGCAATGTTTTCTGCTTCTCCATCAAGCTCTTTATTTTTATTTTTTATATCAGTTAAAATTGTATGAGTTTCGGTTTCCATAATATTATTTATTTCTGTTTGCAACTCTGCCCATTCACCTTCGTTAAAATTTAACCCCTTAGAAATAACAAGGCCCTTCACTATGCTTAAAATATCTAAAGATGTACGACTAGGCAGGGCTAATACTCCCATTTTTATTCCGGTTAAGGTAGTTGTAATTACTCCAATCATATCTTTTTTAGGAATAAGTTCACCACGATATATTTTCTCTTTACTTTCTTCTTGTGAAGCCTTTGCTTTTTTTATTCTATAATCTTGCCAAGCAATTGTGTTTCTTTTTGGTGGTTTGCCAATATCTTCTTCTGGTTCGATTTCTTCTTCTGGTTCGTTATTAATATTTTCAAAATCAGGAATAGCAGGAATGTCTGTTGTTTCTATAATTGCCGATACATTAGGTTTGGAAGGTAAGTGTATTTTAGAATTGTTTGCTCTGTTTTTACCAGCAAGGGAGTCTACCCTATTTTCATTCCAGGAATCTTTTGCTACAAGGTAATTTATTTTCTTTCTTTTTTTATCAAGGTTTATGCGACCTCGTTGAATAGCTCTTGTTACTTGGGATTTATCTACACCCATCCTTCGAGCAAATTCAATTTGTGAAATAAATTCTGCCTTTATTTTTTTCATTTAAAAAGTTCCTCAATGTAATATTTTTTATGGGTTTTATGCGATGTTATTATCATCTCTCCATCCGTAGCCAGTTGCGAACATTTAACTCTTGCTAATTTGTTTTTATTTATACAACAATCTATTTGCTTTGCATAAGAAATAAGTTCTTTTCTTCCGCTACAAATATGTTGCAAACCATTGCTAATATCATGAACTAAATATTCGGTAGTACGCGAATCCATATTTTCATCCTCGCTTAATTATATTATACACCATATGTGTCATTTAACAAGCATATAGGTTTGCGATATTCTATATATAGGCATAGTTTAGTCTAAGTTCTTGCTAAATTTACTTAAATATGCTTACATTTAATCATGACAAATACTGAACAACTTGCAAAAGCAGAGGAAAGACTAATAATTTGGGAAGCTGCAGAAGAACGAATTGCTGTTTCTGGAAAGTCATATTCTTTTAATGATGGAGATTTAACCCGACAAGTAAGTAGAGCCGATCTCAAAGAAGTTCACCAAATGGTTATTTATTTAACTAATAAAATTGAAAAACTAGAAAGAGTTATTTCTACGGGAAAAAGTGGAAATATTTTGCATGCTAGAGGTGTATAATGATATTAGGACTAGACGGAAAACCTATAAAAAGTAGTATATATTCTGGACCAAAATTACTTGGTCAATCTATTTATAATCCTCACACAAAACAAACAGATAACTATCACCCGTATTATCCAACAAATCCAGATTGGAATATGTCTGCCGATCATATGATGGGGCAGCAAAGATCTGCAGGTCTTTACTATGAAAATGCAATTGCAGCCGGAATAGTAGATTCAATGGTTGATGGTACTATTGGTGGTGGTCTTACTCTTGAAAGTAATATTAACTATAAAGTTCTTGGCTTAAAACCAGATGATGTAAAAGAAATACAACAAATAATTGAAGGATATTGGGAAACTTGGTGCAATAATCCAACAATGTGTGATGTTCATAAGAAATTAAGTTTTGGTTCTTTACAACGTGAAGCTTATTCAAATGCACTTTCTTCTGGTGATATGCTTGAACACATAAAGCTTGCCCGACCATTTGGAAGGGGAAGCAATGTTTATCCACAGATACAGAACATAGCAGGACAAAGTGTTATGTCGCCAAACAATAACGACAGTGATTTTATTACGGGCGGAGTTGAAAGTGATACCTATGGGCGCGAAACTGCTTATTGGGTTTCTGTTGGAAAAGGACCTTTTGACTTTGACTCTAAAAGAGTTACTCGTTATGGTGTAAGATCTGGTCGTTTACAATATAATCTTGTAACAGTTGGTGATGTTATTCCAGGTCAAAAACGAGGGCGTTCAATTTTATTGAGGGTTGCTAATCAACTTATTCAAATAAATAGATACACAGAAGCAGAAATAGTTAAGGCTGTAATTCAGTCAAATATAACAATGTTTTTAGAAACAGAGAAAGATGCTGACACAACAGGTACAGATAATCCAATGAATAATTTAAGAGAAAATTCTGAATTATGGGAAAACAGCGCTGCCAACGATAATAGTTTAGAAGAAACAAAAACGGAAGATGAACAGCCTATTTCTCTTGGACCTGGATTTATATGGAAGCTTCCTACCGGAGTTTCTGCTAATCTGCCTGAAAGTAAATCACCAGTAGCAGAGTTTTGGAACTTCTTAGAAGCTCAACTTAAAATTGTTAGCATGGGAGTTGGTTTACCTTATGAGGTTTTATTAAAGAGCTTTAATTCTAATTATTCTGCTTCTCAAGCAGCAATTCAAGCTGCTGCTAGAGGTTGGAAAATTGCAACTGATGAATTCGCATATAAATATAATCAACCAGTTTATGAGCAGTTTTTAGAAATGCTTATTAGACAAGGTATAATTAAATGTAAGGGTTTCTTTTCAGATCCAATTAAACGTTTAGCATGGTGTTCTTCTCTTTGGAAAGGTCCATCAATGCTTAATATCGATCCTGTTAAGAATGTCAAGGCAGCTTTACTTTCAATCGAAGGTGGTCTTTCTACTAGAGAAATAGAAGCAAAGAAATTAAGTGATAATAAATTTGATGCTGTTGTTGAAAAGCTTAGTGAAGAAAACAAGAAAATGAAAGAACTTGGTGTACCAGTATATTCATCTGACATTGCTAGTAGAGCAGAAGTTAATCCTACTACTAATAATCCTACTGATAATACTGATGACGATACTACTTCAAATACAGATGAAAATGATGTAGAAAAACAAGAAGATGAAGGAGAAGCAATAGATGAATAAATATAGACTATACGCAATAGATGAATCGGCAAAATCTCATATTAACTCAAATTCTTGTATTTCTTATCAAGAAGAAGCTAAACTTACTTCACAACGCAAAATTGAACGTGAAAAACAATTAGATAAGCTTATTAGTGAAAAAGCTATTGTGGATAGAGGAGTGGGTAGCTGGTTTAGGTTTTTTAATTGTCATGTAGAAAACAAAATTGGTATAATTAATATTAATGATGAACTTTGTCATGATGCTGGTTGGTATGGAATTTCTTATAAAGAAATTTTATATGCAATAAAAAGTTTTGAAGAAGATGATGAAATTGATAATATCATATTAGATATAAACTCTCCTGGTGGAGAAGTTGCTGGACTTTTGGAACTTGCAAAAGAAATAAAATCTTGTGCAAAACCTATTTATTCTTATTGTGAAGGTCTTACAGCATCGGCCGCAATGCTTCTTGCTTCTTGCTCAAAGAGAATTTATGCAACTCAATCTACTGTTCTTGGTTCTATTGGAGTAATGGCAGTAGCATATAAATATGATAAGGCTTATGAAAAAGCAGGTATAGAAAAGAAAATATTCCGATCTCCTAACGCGTTTAACAAAAATCTTGATCCTTTTGAAAAAGCGGGTGAAGAAGAACTTTCAAAATCAATTGAAGAAACAGAGGGATATTTTTTAAAAACATTAGCAGACAACAGGGGCGTTGCTCCTGATGACGCAATTAAAAAGTTTGGTCAAGGTTTGACTTTTCACGCAGAAGAAGGCATTGAAAGAGGTCTTGCTGATGAAATTGTTTCAGATTTTGACGATTGTGTCGCAAAGATATTACCCTCCGAAACAGAGGGTGGAGGTATAATGATGGCAAGTGAAAAATTTACTATCGAAACTCTCAAAACCCAGTACCCAGAATTAACAGGATCTCTTGTTAAAGAAGGATATGATGATGGATATAAAGAGGGTAAGAAAGACGGAATTGCCGAAGGCGTAGTGCAAGGTAATGCCGAAGGTGCTGCAAGCGAAAGAAAGCGTGTAACAGCTCTTGAGGAACTTAGGGGTACATCAGTTGTTGCTGATAGTATTATTGCAAAAGCTATTACAGATGGAGATACTGCTGAAAAAGCATGTGTGTCAATTGTAAAGAAACAAAAAGAAAATCCACAACCAACAATTTCAAATGAATTAACCAAAGTTGATGATCTTGAAAAAGAGTCTGCTGATGATAATATTGTTCCTTTAGTTTTAGCTAAAACAAAAGCAACAGAGATACAGGCAGCAACCGCAAGGGCTGTTGATCTTATAGAAAAGAATAGTGCTAAGAAAAAAGCATAAAAGGAGAATAAAAAATGGCTAGTGATTATCAAGAAGATAAAACTATTTCTGTAGTCCCATTGTTAATTGATCCTATGGGTAGACTAATTACAGAAAACGTAACCTTTTTAAAACTTGCAACTTCCACAGATTATGTTGCAGGTAGATTATTGGGTAAAATAACTGCTTCTGGAAAAGTAGTTGATTATGATCCTACTAAAACAGATGGTTCAGAGAATATTTATGGTATTCTTGGAAATGATGTTACAGTAGGAACAGAAGCTGATACTGTAGGATCATTTGTTTATCTCAAAGGGCTCTTTAATCAGAACCGCATTACAGCAAAAACTGGTGTGGTTATCGCAGATACAAAAGACGAACTTCGTAAGTTAGGTATTTATCTTGCTAACGTAGTTAACGAACAATAAGGAGAAATAAAATGGCATTAGATCCTTTAATGACAGCGGGGCTTGTAGAAGTTCACGCTAAATATCTTCAGGAACATCCGATTAGTAATTTCCTAAGAAATTTCTTTTTTAGTAATGAACCTGTTATATCAAAATTTAGACATGTTACAATTGAAGTAGAAAAAGATGGGCAAAAAGCTGCAGTAGCAATTAAACGTGGTTCTGCACCTAGTGTTCTTTTGGCAACTGATGAATATAAACGTTCAATCTATGAACCACCTTATTTTGCTGATGAATCTGATATCACTTCAGACGACTTAGGCGTAATTGGTTTTGGCGAAAGCGTAGCAGCACCTCTTGATTCTACTACAAAAACACTTATGTTGCTTGCTGGAAAACAAGCAAAAATTGAAAAACAGCATGAACGTGCAAAAGAACTTCAAGCAGCAGAAGTATTAACTACTGGTAAGGTTAAAATGATTGATGGCTCTGAAATCGATTATGGTATGGATCCTACTCTTTCTGGTGTAAATCCTGCTGTAAAATGGGACACCGCAGATGGTACAGGTGTTGATATTCTCGGAGATCTTTATCTTTGGGCAATGAGAGTGTTTACAAAAAGTGGTGTAATGCCTAATAGTATTGTTGTTACTCCAGATGTTCATAAGCTCATGATGGCTAATCCAGCTGTTCAAGTAGCTATGGATATTAAAAACTTTTCAATTGGTACACTAACCGCAATGGCTATGCCTGCTTATCCTGGAGTTACCGATGGTGGTCTTATCATGGTAAGTGGTATTGGTGCAATGAGAATTTATACTTACGCATCAAAGTACGACAAAGACGGAACAATTACAGACATGCTTACTGCTGGAACTCTTATTCTTGCAAACAACAATAACATGGGAAGATTTTTCTATGCTGCTTGTCTAGGAAAGGGATCAGACGGAATGGCTGCTTTTATACCTGGTGAAAGTTTGGTACTTGTAGACAAGGCAGAAAAGTTCCCTTATCCAACTTCTGTAATTGTACAGATGGCTCCATTGGCTGCTCCTGTTTCTGTTGATACTTGGTTATGTGCTAACGTATTGGCAAGTGCTTAGGAGGTAGGTAATGTTTTATGATACTGAATGGAAAAATATTATAGGGGATGGAGAGTTCTCTGAAACTGTTATCCTTTTATTTAATTCCGTTCAGTATTCAGTAAAAGCAACAAAAGGACATGGTTGGAGTCGCAAAGAAGTAGATGGTCAACTCACAGTAGATAAACCTCTTAATACTAGAAGTATTGTTGTGAGTAAAGAAGAAATTCCAAGTGCGATTTCAAATACCGACTATGGTGAAGTTCAATTCATTATTGACGATGTGGTGTTCTCTACTTTTTCTCATACAGGAACCGATGTTATACGTTTTTATCTTACTGCTTCTGGTGAGGATATATCTGATATAGAAGAAGAAGATTCGGAAGCTATTGATGATGCCACTGAAACAGAAACCAATGAAGATGGGTTAATGGAGGTCTAAAATGCAAGGTTTTGTTCATGCGGATATGAGTAATTTTGGATATACATATGCCAAACTTGCAAAACTTGAAGCTAGATATAATAGCTTTGGCATTGGCATTGTTGCGGGGATTGCAAGAGA